ATATGCTATACTCTCTTGTAGTAAGACCACATCAAAGAAAGAAACTTGGCGCAATCACACATAAAGATTTCTCTTGTAGAATTCAGACGGTGAATCAAAAGTTGCATCCAGAAGCTACGATACTTCTCCAAAAATATAATGAAGAAACAGAATGTCCTGTTCTTCTGAATACTTCTTTTAATGATAATGGTCAACCGATCGTAGAAACTCCCCAAGACGCAATAAATACATTTAAAAATATTGACCTAGACTATCTTGTAATTGGAAATTATCTTGTAACCAGAAAATAAAATTATGAATTTTGCACAAATTGCACTAGATCATGGTGGAGTTATTAAACCATTAGTCATACCTTCAGAGATGAATCGTGGTTTGGGGTTGATGAATCCTTCTGTCTATATTCATAATGATAAAGTTTTAGTGAACCTAAGAGCAGTAAATTATACGTTTTATCATTCAGAAAAAAAACTTTTCCAACATCCATATGGACCTTTAACATATATTCATCCAGAGGATGATATTCATCTAAGAACTTGGAATTATTATCTTGAACTTGATGAAAATTATAATATTGTAAGAACAAATAAAATTGACACATCAAAATTTCCAGAGAAAGAACTATGGGAATTTGTTGGATTAGAAGACGCTAGAATATTTTGTTGGGATGGAAAACTTTATACTTCTGGAGTTCGTAGAGATCTTGATACTATTGGAACTGGTAGAATGGAACTTTGTGAAATTGAAGTTCATGATGATGAGGTAGTAGAAGTTTCAAGATTGAGGATTGAACTTCCCAATGATCCAAATTCATATTGTGAAAAAAATTGGATGCCTTTTCTAGATCTCCCATATCATTATATTAAGTGGAGCAATCCAACAGAGATTGTAAAAGTTGATCCAGAAAATCAAACATCAGAAACTATATTTCTAGGAGAGAGAAAAAATATCCCAAGAGATCTTCGTGGAGGTTCTCAAGTAATTTCTTGGAAAGATTACTATGTTGCAATCACTCATGAGGTTGATTTATTCCAGAGTGAGACTGATAGAAAAGATGCAGTTTATCGACATCGTATTTGTTTTTGGGATAAGAATTTTAATCTAATTAAATGGACAGACGATTTTTCAATTATGGGTGGACATGTTGAGTTTTGTGTTGGACTTATACAGCAAGGAACTGATTTCCTAATGTCTTTTGGATTTCAAGACAATGCAGCATATCTTTTAAAGTTTCCAGAAAAAGTATTTGAGGACATTATCAATGAGTGATTTACAAAACTATCTTAATGAATTTGTAAGAGATCCTGAGAATGAGATCAACAATCTAAATCTTGCAAAGTATTATCATTCTATAGAACAAACTGCTTCTGCAATTTCTTACTATATTAGAACTGCAGAAAGAACCGAAGATAAGACATTAATGTATGCTTGTTTATTGTCTGCATCTGATTGTTTTAATTCTCAGGGATGTCGAAATAATTCTGTAAAAGGTCTTCTTCAAAGTGCTGTTGCATTGGAACCTAAAAGACCTGAAGGGTATTTTTTACTTTCTAGATTTTATGAGAGAGAAAAAAATTATCATGACTCATATCTTATTTCTTCAATAGGTATTGAGGTATCTGATTTTGAATGCTCTCCACTTTCATTAAAGGTTGATTATCCGGGTAAATATGGAATCTTATTTGAGAAAGCCGTTTCTTCTTGGTGGTGTGGATTGTGTGATGATAGTAGAGATTATTTTATAGATCTTAAAAAAAATTATTGGAATGAAATGGATGATATCCATAAACAATCTGTAATGAATAATTTAAATATACTTAAGGCAGGATTTAATTGGGGAGAAGCAGCAGAGAATGAGTGGTTCAAAAAAACAGTAGAAAGAGAAATTTTTATTGATAATATCTATCAGAAACATTTTAATGTAGAAGAAAATGATGTAGTATTTGATGTTGGAGCAAGTTCTGGACCTTTTACTTACTCTATCATGAATCAAAATCCATCTAAAGTATATTGTTTTGAACCACATTCAAGTTTGTTTGAGACATTAAGAGGAAATGTAGATTCTGATAATACAATCCTTATCAACAAAGCAATTGGAGATGTTGATGGTGAGTTTCAAACTTCTGGACTCTTCAATAAAGATCTTACAGAATGTAATAGTGAAAAAAATAATCAAACAGTTCCATCAGTTAAGTTTTCTACTTTCATTAAAGAAAATAAAATTGAAGCTATTGATTTCTTAAAAACTGATTCTGAGGGTGGTGAGTATGATATTTTCAACGACGAAAATCTTTCATGGATTAAAAAGAATGTAAAAAAGATTGTTGGAAAGTGGCATCTTACTAATCCAGAACAAAAAAGAAAATTTAGGCATTTTCGTGATACTTACTTAGTAGATTTACCAAATCATTATGTAGAATCGATTGATAAAGTTGACATTAAATGGAGTCTTTGGGATGATTGGTTTATTGATTATTATTCTATAATTACACTTTATATTGACAATAGAATTCAAGTACAAGAAAAAAAGTGGAAAAACTCCATCCTACCTACGATGGAGTTTACCACCTCTATTGATGTAAAAAACGGATGTGTAGTTGATTGTGTTTTCTGTCCACAAAGAACGCTTCAGAAATCATATAAAGGTGAAAGATTCTTAAGTCTTGAGAACTTCCAAAAGGCAGTAGATAAAATGCCCGAAGAGATTCGTGTTACCTTTGCTGGATTTACTGAGCCTTGGTTGAATCCCAAAACCACAGATATGCTTCTGTATGCTCATCAGAAAGGGCATCCAATTTCAGTATTCACAACTGGTATTGGTATGAGTGTTGAGGATGTTGAAAGAATCAAAGACATTCCTTATGCAGGAAATCCTAATGGTGGATTTGTTCTTCATCTACCAGATCAAGAAAGAAAAGCAAAACATCCAATCACCGATAGATATATTAAAGTGATTGAAAAGTTTGGTGAAGTTCATTCACAAATTCAAAACTTTACTTTGATGTGTATGGGAACAGTTCATGAATCAGTTCGTCATGTATTTCCAGAAGCACCAACATATCAAATGTGGTCAAGAGCAGGAAATCTTCTTGGTGAAAGTATATTGAAACCAGAACTACTTAATCGTAAGGATGAGTATAAGTCTGTATATCATGGAGAGCAACCAATGACTTGTGGTTGTTTAGAGAAACTTTATCACAATATTATGCTCCCCAACGGTGATGTATCTCTATGTTGTATGGATTATGGACTTGAACATATTCTGGGCAATCTTATAGACCAGGATTATGAAGATGTAATTCCTGAAGATAATACTTGCTTTAATCTTTGTCGTTTTTGTGAGAATGCTAAAAGACCATGAGATATCAAATCAAAGGACCTCAAGTAAATACACAAAGACATCCAACTCTATGGGTTGTAGATAATTTTTATGATAATCCTGATGCAATACGAGAGTTTGCATTAACTCAAGAATTTGAATTCAGTGATTATCATAGAGGTAGAAGGACTGAACATCAGTATGAAATTGAAGGAACCAAAGAAGCATTTGAGTCCATTATGGGAATCAAAATTACGAATTGGATGGAAACTCATGGAATGTGTGGAAGATTTCAGTATTGTACTTGTGAAGATGCATTAGTTTATCATGCAGATTCTCAAAGGTGGGCAGCAGCAATTTATTTGACTCCTGATGCTCCATATGAATGTGGAACTTCATTAATTGCACATAAAAAAACTAGAATTCGTCATGTAGATACTCCAGGGTCCGATGTTGTATGGGAAAAGAAACATCTAGATCCTACTCCTTGGGAGAAAGTTGATGTTGTTGGTAATGTTTATAATCGTCTTGTAATTTGGGATGCTCATGCAATTCATCAAGCATCACAATATTTTGGGTATAACAAAGATGATTCAAGATTAATTCATCTGTTCTTTTTTGATTGAATATGTGCTATAATATAAAAAATATATAAATTGAAGTACTAATCGCAATTGTGATTGGTAATTATGTTGTATCTAAAAAGTAATTTATGAATTTTACAGTATACTCGAAAGACAACTGCCCATACTGCTATAAAGTCAAACAGGTATTGGAATTGACAAATAGCAACTATGTGGTTTATAATCTCGGTGAGGACTTTACGAAAGAAGAGTTCTATGCTGAATTTGGGAAAGGATCAACCTTTCCCCAAGTGATTTGTGATGATAAAAAGTTGGGAGGTTCCGTTGACACGATCAAATTCCTCAAGGAACATCAACTCGTCTGATGATAACATAAATAAATCAGAAGACCACAGAAACCGTGGCGTTGATTTTATTCTTAATGGAGGTAAAAGAAAGCAGACTCAACCATTTCACATCATCTTTGAGAAGATGGTTTGCTTTCTAAATCGGGAAGTCACCATCTATTTCGAGTTTTCCTTTAAGTCAAGGAAAAGAAAAGTAATTTCCCGGAGAAAGAAAAATGTTAGCAATTAGTTTAGTATTTGGTTCATTCCTGACCGTTTTATTTCTAATTGTGGGACTGTTGGTTGGTTGGACTGCCAGAGAATACATGATGAATTATCGGGAAGTACCAAGACCTCACCCAGAGATGTTTGACGGGCAAGGTAACCTGATACCTGACGAAGTAATTGCATTTAATTTTGACAACTATCATGACTACGAAGACACCAGCGACGAAGACGACGAGTAAGGCAAAGACAACAAAAAAACCTGCCACACAAAGTTTAGATCTTCCAAACAATCCACTCATTTTTGAGATTTTTGATCTTGCATCAAAGCAGAGATCAAAAGCGAAGAAAGTAGAAGTTCTCCAAAAGTATAACCATGATGCTCTGAGAATGCTTTTGATTTGGAACTTTGATGAGTCGGTTCATTCTGCACTTCCAGATGGACCAGTTCCTTATTCTGGTTATGCCGAACAGACAACTCAAAGTGGGACTCTTTCTACGAAGATTACGGAAGAAGTCCGTAGAATGTATGAGGCAGGTTCTTTCTCATTAGGTGCATCTGATACTGATGGTAAGACCACCCTTCGCAGAGAGTGTAAGCACTTCTATCACTTCATCAAGGGTGGCAATAATGGTCTGACTTCTATTCGTAGAGAGACCATGTTTATCAATCTCTTGGAAGGTCTGCACCCACTGGAAGCAGAGGTTGTTTGTCTTGTAAAAGATAAAAAACTTTCCGACAAATACAACATTACAAAGGAAGTTGTTTCCGAAGCATTTCCTCAAATCGTATGGGGGAATCGTGGGTAAGGGAATCAATATCATTAATGTAGATTGCGATCCTTCTGCCGCCAATGATAAGAGTCTTCCACGAGATTCTTATCTGATTACCTATGGAGACAATGGAGAACAAAAATATGATGTTGTTCAGGGTCTCCAATCAGATATTTTTGACCAGTATTGGGATAAGTATCGTGATGTAAGAGGACTTAAATGGACAGAGGGAACAGTGAACCCTAAGATGTGGGGTTATAAACCAAACGAAAAAAAGAAAAAGAAATGAATGAGGAAAATCTTAGAGATCAAATAAATCAACTGATTCGTAATGAGATCCAAGAGAACATTAATGAGTTCGTTGATATGAAAGACGAAGAAAGAAAATCTGGACTCGGATTTGTTGGTTCGGATGACAATAAAGACCTCACTGTAAGAATTCCTAATAAAGAGATTGATAAGATCATCAAGGAGTATAAGAAGATAAAAAAATATCACAAGTCATCTTTGTTTGAGATTAAGAAGCTAAACCAAAAGTGACTTTTGTTTCCCGGAATCGTCGGAAAAAATCCCGGCAAAATTTTGGGTCTGTAGGGTCGATTGACTAAATATCAATAACGGGGTATAATACCCTTACGTTCATCCTATGATTTTACCTCTCCTACTGGCACTTGCCCAACCAGAACCAAAAATGCTTCTCACTTGTGAGCAGTTTGAATGGTTGTCTGAAAGGACAATGAGAACCGAATCTCTTTCTGTATGGAAGAAGATTGAGTTTATTGCTAGATATGCAGACGGGACTGATCCTGCCTGTTTCCCAGAGGTAGAAGAATAGGACGCAAGTAGGACGACGCGGAACGGATCGTTCATCCCCAAAAGGGACGCACACGCCGCCCGAAGGAACGGGATTTAACCATCTCATTTCTTTGGAGTAAAACCATGTCTAAGGTCGTTTATCGCGGTCACGCTTATGATACCTCAGAGTATCGTCAGCAGAGACAAGAACAACAGCAGCCTCAACAGCACAACGAAGTTTATCGTGGAGTAAAGTTCGTTAAGGAGGACAAGTGATGCAGAAACTCAATTTCCTTCAACTCATTAAAGAGCAGAAGCAAAAAGAAGAGAAGCGTCATAGAGCAGTTCTCTGCATGGCAGGTCACTGCCAGGTAGGTAAAAAGTGATTAGTTTAATCAGTGGAATCGTTTTGGGTTCAACTGCATTTATGCTTTTAATTTATGCCGAAGTTCTATTGCTGAGTAAGTAATGCAAAATTACACATATCATTATGATGATATGGATAAAGATAACAGACCACCTGCCTGTTATCAATTAAAATACAGAGGTTGCAACTATTGGTCATGCTACCTTGTTCATTTGGACGAGTGGTTTGATAAACTACTAAAGTTTGAGGGAGATTGACTCTCCCTCTTTTTTTGTGTATAATGGTGAGAGAGAA